CGCTTGTGCTTGAGCGCCCATACCTTGTAATAATCCAATATCAGAGGTTCCGGCTTGCTGTAGCTGTGATCCAAGACCCGCTAGTTGCGATCCAAATCCGGCTTGTGCTGATCCTAACTGAGCACCACCTTGTGCTTGTGTACCGCCGATACCTCTAAATAGGTTCGCTAAGTTGCTAGATATACCCATTCCTGTAGATCCGGCTTGTTGTCTAGCACCCGCTGATGCCTGACCTAATCCCGCTAATGTCTGACCTAGCCCTGTACCCGCCGCAAATCTTTGTTGTGCACCTGATCCTATGAGGCTACCTAATCCACTGAGCGCTCCAAATCCTGACGCACCCGTCTGACCTAACGTCTGTCCAAGTTGCTGTTGTGCACCTAATTGTTGTGCGGCTGTCCTTCCAATCAAGTCACCAAATGCAGTTCCCGCACCTAGTTTTTGAGCCGCCGCTTGTGATGCTGCATCTGCAAATCCAGATCCCGCACCAAATCTTTGTGTTGCGCCTCTTGATAGAATGTCACTCAATCCGCGTGAAGCCGCTAATTCTTGTTGTGAACGTCTTTCTCTTGCACCTGATAGCGCTTGTCTACCGCCAAATCTTTGACCCGCTAATGAAGATAATCCACTAGCCGCCGCACTCTCTGCAGCTCGTTGTCGTGCAAACTCACCTAAAGCGCTTTGTTGTGCTTGACCAAAGCCTCTTGATCTTAATGCACCAATCTCTTTTGCAAGTCCTCGACCTAACGCCTCAGCTCTCTCACCCGCCGCTAATTTTGCTCTTGAGCCAAATGCAGATTGACCACCAGAGGCGATGTCTCGTGCTCTTTGTGCAATATCACCTTTTGTTGCTTGCTCACTAATATCTTCGATAGTTTGCTGAACAACTCTATCTTCAAACGGATCAAAGAATTGTTCGGTCATGCTTGGATCAAATCCTCGCGTACTTCTTCTTGTTAAGCCTTCAGCCTCACTAATTCCTGTGTCAAGACCGCCTATGCCTCGCATAAGCGTTCCCTCTGCTCTTCCTAGCCCTCTTCTCTGTCTATCAGTGCCAAGAGTAGCCATAAGCTCAGATCTCGCTAAATCGCGATCTAAGCCTTCTCCGGCCATTGCTCTCATACCAAGAGCGTCAGTTACATCTCGTCCAAACTCATCAAATGTTCTTCGACCTTGCTGTCTTGTGCGTGCTAGATCCATTCCAAACTGATCAGCGGCACTTCTAGCAAGTCCTTCTCTTTGACCAAGTTGCTGTAGATATCTATCTGTTGCACCTGTCTGGAATCTTTCTTGATCTGCTAAATCACCACGTAATCTTGCCTCTGCACCTATTGCTCTGCCTCTGCCTTCTGCGATACCTCCTAAAGCGTCCATCAAACCTAGATCTCTTTGATCTAAGGCAAAATCTGCGCCTCTACGCATTTCTTGTAACGCTTCTTTATCAAAAATAGCTTGATCGGTAAGTCCTCTCTCAAGCGATCCTAGACCCTGTCTTCCTAAACCCATTGCCTCTTCGATAAAAGGTCTTTGCACACCCACTTGTGAGCGTGCTAATTGTGCGGCTCTTAATTGATCTGGTGATAATCCCGCTATCTCTTGCGGTACAACAATAGGTCTTCCTTGTGCATCAAAGAAAGTTCGTTCTGCAGCCTCAAAAGCGCCAGGTATAAATCCGCCTTGTCCATCCAATCCAAACAACAACTGTTGTGTGATTGGGTCCATGCGTGTTTCTGTTTTATCTACTGACGTAACAAAAGGTTGTTCGCCAGAAGCGGTGCCAGTGGTTGGTGTTGTGCCCGTGTCAGTGGTTGTCGTTGGTGTAGTGCCAGTACCAGTAGTTGTCGTTGTGTCCGTACCAGTTGTTGTTGTACCAGTACCCGCGCTACCACTTGGTGGAGGTGTTCCGCCATTTTGTGCGAAAGTTTGACCTCCATTCATTGCGGTTGTCGTTGTACCAGTGCCCGTTGACGGTGCACCATACTTAAATTGTTCACCAGACTCTACTCTACGTCTTGTCATTTCATCCATCGGTCCTGTTGGCATAAACGGTCCGCCAGGCCTTGGTCCTTGCATAGGAGGCGCTGAATCGCCAAATCTTGGCGGTAACACAGTGAGTCCTGGTGAAGTGAAAGGTTGACCTCCTCTAAAAGCTTGCCCCCCCATCGGACCACCACCGCCACCTTGAAATACTTGACCGCCACCTTGTGGAGGAACTTGTGGTTGTGGCATTTGAGGAAGCTGTCCTGAACCAACTCCAAGCGAGCTTCTAACTCCAGGCATCACAGGTTGATTTCTTAAAAACTCTCGTCCTGTAGTAATTTGACCACCCCCTTGTGGAGGCATCGGTGGTTGTTGCATTTGAGGAGGTTGCATCGGCAATCTTTGGCCAGGTTGATTCCTGAAAAACTCTTGACCAGTAGTCGCAAAACCACCGCCTTGTTGGGGTGCTCTTGCAAACTCTTGTCGAAGCGGCAATTGATTTGTAACTTGACCATCGCTCTGTGGAGGCACTTGTGGTTGTTGCATTGGAAAAGCGCGATTGGGCAATAAAGCAGGTTGGGGTTGCACCCGTTGATTTGGATTTGGAGGCCTTTCAATCAATCCTCTCTCAGCCGCAGCTCCTAAATAAGGCCTGTTGAAAATACCGCCTTGTTGAGGTGCTCTTGGTGGCGCTGTTGGCACTTGTGGCCCTTGATATTGAGGTAAAGGTTGTGCCCTAAAATTAGGGTTATTGAAGTTACCGCCGCCCAACATTCTTGTAAAATTCATCAAATTATCTTGACGCGGTGGTGGCGTTGGCGGTTGTAGCGGTTGAATCGATTGCATACCGCCCATTGTTGGCGCACCAACACTACGTTGCATTGGAAAATTTTGTGGCATTCCTCTAAACATAACCTATCCCTCACGCTCGTTTCTTAGCATAAGAAGAAAACAAATCCATCATCTCATACATTAGATCGGTGCCTCGCTCACGAGACTCTTCTTTGTTAGGCACTAGCTCAATAATACCACCACGTTTTTTATTCATGTCAAAGGCACCCGCGCCTCTAACTGATTGACTTTTAAAGACAAATTCACCGTCTGAAAGCATTGCCGGTATATCATCTGACGTTTCTGTGCCAGGGCCATTTATTTTACCGCTTTTCTTTTTAAATTCTTCTTCTGACACATTACCGCCTTTAGCATATGCCATGACAGGACCGCCCATATAAGCCATCATTGGCTCTTCTTCTGTGACAGGCTCACTAGGTCTACCGCCTGATAGCTGTGGCATTGTGTTAGCGGGTAATAAACCAAATTCAACAGGATTTGGTGCGTCTTGACCCATTCTCCTCGCTATTTCCGCTTCAATGTTAAATCTACCCATAGCGTCCATTTGAGTCATTGGTGTAAGTGGTACACCTTTTTTGTTTTTAGCCTCGTCATAAGCAAGCTTACCTAATAGTCCCGCTATACCTAGGCCACCTAAGCCGCCCAAACCAAAACCTTGTTGACCTCCTTGGCCGAATACACCCGCTAATGCATCTCCTAAATACCCGAAGTTTCCTGTATCGTCTGCGCCAGTGCCTGTTATCAAATTACTGAACAAGTTTCCTTGATTAGTATTTCCCATTTGTGCAATTTTCAAAATATTTTCTAAAGTAGGCTGACCTCCGGCATTTACAATTGCTTCTCCTATTTTGTCATAATCTCCTACAGAAAAACCTGACTTTTGCAGAGCAATCATTTTATCTTGCTGTTGCAAGGCCGCTAGTTGATCTGGGCTTAGAGCGTCGATTTCAGCTTGAGAAAGCGCTGATAATCCAATATCGTCTCCTACGCCCATCAAGTTAGCTAATGGGCCTCCGCCAAATAATCCCGCTTTTGTTGTAAGAGCTTTTCCTATGCCACCAAAACCACCCGCTGTGCCTTTCGCAATAGTTGATATACCAGGTATATTTAAACTGCCTATCCCTTTAGCAACGGCTGATCCTACACTCCCTAAAGCACCACCAATACCAGGTATTTTAGTCGCTAAACCACCTATTCCACCTAAAATGCCACCAAGTGCTGTGCCAACACCAGGAATTAGCATAGCTACGGGTGCAACTTTTTTGACCACCTTCCCAACTTTTTTAACAGCTTTCTTGACAAACTTACCTATTTTTTTCAAGAAAAATTCTTCCAATCCTGTCTCTGGATTCAGACTAGCGATACCCAAACCTACCACATAACTCTCAGGATCTAGATCTAACTCATTAAATCTAGACTCAACAGTCTTTTCAAATTGAGGATCATCAAACATTTCCGGTGGCAAGACAACCTCTCCAGTGCTTACATGAGCAAGTCGTGTATCACCGCCGCGCCCCATAGCGCTTAATTCTTGAGCCATTGCTGCCATCGGAGCCTCTGTAGCAATCCTCATTCCCTCTGCCATTTGTTCTATTTTTGCTGACTCCATAGGATCGGTAGCCTCATCGCTTGCCATCATCAACTCGTTGATAGCTGACTCTAACATTGAGTTATCAGCTTGCTGAGGCATCATCTCAGGCATTGGTTGCTCTACTTCTCCGCCCATTTGCATACCCATAGGCATAGGGTCATTGCCCATTAAATTTTGTATCCGCCTCTGTAAGTTCTCATTCATGATATTGTCACCGTAACGCTTCCTATACTTGCTGTTATACCCTGTCCTGTTGGGTAAGTTTGATGACTGTACAGATCTCTGAGCTGCGTGCCATCAAACGCTTGATGTATGCTTGTCGTAGTATTAAATATTATCGCTCCAGTTGCAAATTGTAACTCACTTATTTCAGTTGCGTTAAAGTGAGGCGATCTATCCAATTCTACCTTATTTAAGTTTATTTCCAACACTCTTATCAAACGATTGAACGTCTCAACCGATACAGCATCACCCCTTGCGACAGGCAAAAGCGTTTCAAGAATCTTGCTCATGCTCTTCTACCGCTTGGCTGTAGATCAACTCGTGTTGTGCCTAACCTCCATTTGTAACCTAATTGATTAACGGTTGTGTTGTCATCATCACTCTCAAACCTGAAGACAACCTGTCTTGCTCGTGTTCTCAAACTGCTAAACGTAGCGCTCTCTGTAATTTGCACCGTAGAGTCTGTTGTAAGCGTGTTATTTGGGAAGTTTCTGCGTTTCACCACAACATTCATAGCCGGTGAGTTATCAGATCCAGATTCTTTGACAAACTTCATATCAGGAATGACCTTCTTTAAGAAAGAGTAAGCCTCACCTGATGCTATGTCTATATCACCGCTTTCTACAAAGACACCTGTCATCGGAGATCCGTTATCATCAAATCCCGTCTCATGTTGGAAAATACAGTTATTACTTGATGAAGTAGCTGATGCAAGCGGTTGATCTTCAATCCCCGCGTCTAACCAAGCGTAACGTGTCAACGATCCTACGCTCCAAGTGTTTTCTTCATAATTGTAAATAACATATCTTGATATCTCACCTGTCGCATCTTCTTTAGATACATAGAAAAACCACATTTCTGAATATTCTGTGTTCATACCCATATGACATTTAAATGCTTGCGATAGATCAATATCGTTGAAAACGTATTCTTGTACAGCACAAGGTAATTTCTGTACAGAACCTGTGTATAAGTAGAAACTATTCTTACTTGCAAAAAACACCCCATTGGGTGCATTCACAGCAGACTTTGGACCTAACAGACCCGCACCCTCATTGATAAGGTTGATTGAGAAGGTCAATGGTGGACCGATAAACTGCATAGAGTACAAACTAGTATCTGTCCAGATCAAAAGCTCCTGTCTTGACTTCAAGCCACCAATAATTGTTGATCCGCTTGATAAGCGTACTGAACCGGCTGTATTTGTTGTTTTTGGCTCAAACTCAAGTTCATTCTCACTATCAGAGAACGCTACTAACATAGGATCAATAGCACCTGTCCTTGAGCCACTGGATATCGGGTCACATCCCAAAACAATTAAATGTCTATCAGTTTCAGAGGTAACAACCTGTAACGCCAGTGTAGGAACAAGATTAGCGCCAGTGGTTGTTGCAAGTTCTGCAGCCCTAGTTGTTTTACCATTGTTCTCAACCCATCTGTAAATACCGCCGCCTCTAGGATTGATGATTAAGTTTTCACCATAGTTGTCATGAGTCCAAGTTCGTAATTGATTAGTTGCACTCAGAGCAAGCGCAGATCCCCATCCACCAAATCCCCAAGTGCCTGTACCCCAACCGCTTTGAGAAATGTAAGTATCTAGTCCTACGTTAATCTGATAAGCACCGACAACGCTTGATCCGCCGTTGCCAGAATCCGATGCATTTGCTGTGATTGTAGCGCTAGTGCTTGCGTCTTTAGCGGTGATCGTGTAAGCGTTTGCACTTGTAACTAGATCAATCTGATATTCTTGATTGAGCACTTCTGCGGTGATCAAGCCACCAAGCGATGCCGCACCTGAAAAGGTAACAAAATCGTTATTAACCGCACCGTGTGCTGTGTCAGTGATTGTAATCGTTGAGCTACCGTTTGATGCCGAAAAAGTAACATCACCGGCACTCGTTGTGTTTCGTAAGGGAGTGATATCGTAATATGCATCACCCTCTTCGATATAATATTTGAAAGTGCTACCAATACCTAGATATCTTGTGCCACCTAGCGATATCCATGAATGCAATGCTCTTGCAATGCCAAGAAAGAAACTCGTACCAAGTTTTAACCATCCACCGACTTTCTCAACACGATTTTTCCTAAATCGTACCAAGTTAGCGTTGACCCAACCTTGACCTACCGAATAATCGGTGCTCTCCTTGTCAATACCAGGCTTAAATTCAAGAGGCTGTAACGGCATAATGTTACGCCAATCTTATGATTGCACCAGTAGCTGTAGCCGCAGGGAAGACTACTGTAAAATCTCCTGCTGTTGATGTTTTGTCTCCTCCAAAATCTATAACTGCACAAGCCTTATCGCTGTTTGTGTCGTTGTAAATCATACAACCTCTAGCGGTCACTGTTGCATTACTAAACGTAAGATCTGAAAAATCGCAAATCGCTGTTGTGCCACTTGTCGTTGGCGTAACAGAGGTCAACGCAGAGCCACCAGAAGTGTAGTTAGTGCCACTTGCTTGTCCTGTCGTTGTGAATGCCGTTGTACTTGCACCCAAAGTTGCGGAAGAGGTATAAAGCGCTAGTTTGAAACTGTTACCAGAGCTTGCTGTAAAATTATGAGTACCGACGAGTAACTCTTGCTTGAAACTTGTCGGAATTGCACTTGTTATCGCCATTAGGGTAACTCCTTAATAATTTTTGCCATGTCTTCTTGCCCTTGCTTTGTTAGTAATCCTGTCAGAGTAACGCGATCACTTGCAATTGCATTTTTAATACCTAGTAATATTACTGTATAAATGTGATTTCTGAAAGCCTCTGCTTGCATTCTAACATGAGGTTCAGCTTGAGCACTAACCTCACATATCTTTTTAGTTATCTCTGCAGCCCAAAATTCAGGGTCATGACCCTTGTTATTGGTTGTGCTAACCATGACGTTGCCAAGCTCAAAACCGATATTATTACTCATCCCTTGTACGGCTCTGGTGGTTTTTCTTCTTCGACTTGCTCAATACCATACGCCTCTAGGGTCTCTTGTATGTTTGATCTGTCACAAACGACCCATTCACCATCGGGACATGGCATCGCTATTTTTTGATCTTCAAGCCTGTGATACCCATACAAGCGCTCGTTAAGTGGCACATTTTGATCTAACAATCCA